TCTTTCTATATCAAATGCAACCTCAGCCTGCTTTACCTGCATCTTTGATTGAGCCTCCAATTGAATCTTCTGCATTGCAGTTTGCGCTGCGATTTGCTGAGACTGTAATTGCTGCTCAGACATCATGGCCTGCTTCTGCATCTCCATCTTCTCTGCTCTTTCTTGAGTCTTCATTCTCTTCACCTTGAGCAATTGGTTAGCCAACTTGATATTTCTTATCTCACGAATGTCTATTGCATCCTCAAGATTTATATCTCCTCTAGATAAAGCCATCTGTATGTTTGCTTCTAGTTGTGCTTTCTGCTCTTCGTCTGGAGCTATCTCCAAGAAAATACCAAAGTCGTAGATGTACAATTCTTTTATCTCGTTCAAGATAGACACATTGTACTTACCTATTCTGGTTACGAAGTCATCCTTAAAGTCAGAGTATTCAAGTATGTCTGCAATTCTGTACGTCAACGCCTCTGATAAAGCCCTGAACATATAAAGACCACCTTCTAGAATGTGTCTAGTTGCGGTATTCGAGTTCAATGCTGCAAGCTTTTGTAGACCAACCAAAGAATTTGGATCTGGAGTAGAGGCATCTCTAGCCTCGTTCAATCCTGTTACAGTGCGCAACATATCCATGTAGTGGTTATAGTTGGCTATAAGCATTTGCGTCTTTGCTGCACCTGAGTTTGATGTTAACTGGGTAATTGGAACTCTTGCGTTGTTGAAGTCGCCCCCTTGGGTGTAGCTTCTACCAATAACACTACCCGTTTGGAAGTACAATCTAAGTGCGTCTTCAGGATTGTATGCATTACCGGTACCCAAGTCTACCTCATTCAATCCGTCAGCATCAATGAATACACCGTCTGGAACTGTACGAGCAATAACTTGCTGTAACTTTAAGTGTGTTAACTGAACCAAATCAGCGAATGGGATCATTCTGCGGACCAAAGATTCGATAACTCCCTTGTACATACGAGGAGCACACGCAACGTAATTTGGTAATGCGTGCTGAGCTGACGACTTTGGTCTAACCATGTTCTTGGATAGCTGCCACTTCAATAAGTAGTTTGTACCCATAACCATGACTCCTTCATACCAAACGTCAATAGTCTTCTCAACTTTCTCGAAGTTATTCTCCTCCATCATCTCTACAGGAGGATTGAACTCATCGTTCTTCTCTATGTATTTAATCCCACCGTTATCAAGTTTCTTCCTCTTGTATACGATTTTCTTGGTTGTCTTGTAATTAAAATACAACAAGGTAGCAGTATCTCTGTAGAACAAAGAGTTCTCATAGAACTGTGCTACGTTGTAGTAGTCGTACCAGCTCTGGCTAGAATTGGCGATCTCCTCCATTTGCTCTCTAGTGAGAGTGGGGTCAATCTTCAAAAGTTCAGTGATTGGTAATGTCTTTATCTCTCCCCAATAGAAGCAGTCAGTAAAGTAAGGGTCTTCAGTGTAGCTGTATACCACGTTAGCAGGATCCACATAAGAAACCTGAACTCCAGCCCCGGGAAGAAACTCATGCTTTACAACTCCAATACCTATAACCGTTTGGTCGTAGTCAATTCTCTTTCTTAAGTCTAGGTACTTGTTCTCTTCGAGTATAGTGTTTATAGCCTCCTCTTCAGCAATTTCTATAGCAGGCTTGTAATTGAGTTGCATGTAAAGAGATAGCTCTTCATCATTTTGTGGCAACTCATCAGGGTTCATGGTGAATGGGTCAATACCTGTCTTCTGTTGAATGATAGACAAGATATCCTTGGATACCATCTGCCCCTCAATCATGTCTTGGTATTTACTTCTCTTGGCTTGAGACATAGCATCCTGAGAGTATGCCTTAACCTTGAACAATCTATCAGACATTCCATTAACAACGATATCCACAAACTTGGGGATAACTGGCACCGGTGTCCAGTCTAAATTTAAATACGATAAGTCGCCATCTATCGCCAATTCGTTCTTATACTTTTGAACAGACTGTTCACCTCTAGCGTAAAGTCTAAGCCTGTGGAAGTCTTTCCACTGGCTGTAGTATCTGCATCTGCTGCCGTCTTTTCTAAACCACTCATACTGAATGGCTTGACCTACTTGTAGGCCGTATTCTTGTGACTCCTTTTCGGCATCAGTGGCGAACTGATTCGGGAAAGAAGTAGTTAAAACATTTACAATTACATCCTTCATTTGATGATTTCACTTATATTACCCTTGTTTGAGTACCTTGCAAAAGTAATGCTAATTTTTGATTCTTTCTTTTCGGGTAAATATAAGTGTTTTTGCGTTGCCATGATGGCGAGTCCAGAACTAATTGTTGCGTCAAACTTTGTTCTGTTGTCTATATTGAATCTCGCCCAATCCAATAGCGTTTTATTAAATGGCATACTGCCTATTAAGTCAGGGTCTCTGTACTTCCCTGTGGAATCAAAGCCTACATACTTCTCGATGTAAGTCTCTATCGCTGATGCGTGAGCCTGTCTCACATCCTCTGATGAGTTTGGTATACCACCTAACTCCCTCTCGGTAGCACTAAGCTTTGCGTATGGCTTGTCGGGTCTATTGATTGAGAATCCCCTATAGCCTCTGTTCTTAAAGTGGTATAGCAATCTTGGTTTGTTATTCTCTATCAGGATTGGCATCCCGTAAAACACACAAGCCATAAGAACTTCCTCGAAGAATATCTCTGCTGTCTGTGGTCGAGCTATGTACTCCAAGAAGAATTCATTAACCGGCCCTTCATCCATATGGTACATGGTCTTTCCGTGTAACGCTCCATTAGATCCCCTCCCATCTACCACGGCAGATATATCATACGAGTCACAGCCGAACGCTCCGACATGCTCGTTGCCGGGATACTTGACTCCGTTTCTGACCACTACTCTATTCTGCAAGTTTGCAGGAGGGATCCAACTTATCAAGAATCTACCCCTTTGGTCGGGCATAAACATAACCTTGGTGTCTTTTTCTCCGTTCATCCACTGAAAGCTACCTCTAATTACGGTGTGCTCCGCTATGTGGGCATCATTGAAATCTATTTGCTGGTATATCTTGGTGAGATTAAACAAAGAACTCTTACTCTCGTCACGGAAAGCGTGAGCCTCTGTTCTTGGGAACTGACGATAGTATTCGTTCAATGCATCAGCATCATTTTTCAATGAATCTACTTCAGCCTCCCAGTAATCTATGGCCCCATTCTTTATCATTTGTCCATCAACTCCCTTTACTGGTGTCTCTGGCTTTCTGAACACGGGCATACCATAAATGTCAATGAATCCCTCCATGTTCCACTCCATCGGGATAAACAGATTATATAGTCCACTCTTTGTTTGCCCATTGTTGTTTCTTTGCGACGGATCAGAGTCTTCGTAAAGTTTCTTGAAGTTTCCTCCTCCTTTATCCAGTGCATTTGACGTAGAACCCATCATGCATTTGCCTATAATCATACTACCCAATCGAAGGCACGTCTTGGTAACTCGCCAGTTATTTGTGATGTTATTTGGCTGGACCCACTTTCCGCTCTCATCATGAGAAAGCATCAATAATTTTTCTCCATCATAAGAGTTTTCTTCTGTGTTTCGCCAATCTATGGTTGTGTTAAGTCCATCTATCTCTTCGTCCTGAACATTATACATATTCTTCTTGGTAATCTTTATAGCCGGTACCCTGTAGGCCAATTCGGTCTTCGGCTTATCCATACCATCCATCACAGGCTTGAAGAAGAATGGCAACTTGTTGTTTATCGGTACAACCTTGTCCGTAAACATCTTCTTAGCATCAGTACCTGTCTTGGATAGTATACCCAAGCGAGCATTCCTAGCCAATGTAGCCACGTTCACTACCTCGGAAGAAGACATAAAAGAGAATCCTGAACGTCTTATCTTCAAATACACCATACCAAAAGATCTTGTATCGGCTTTACATGCTTCCCAAAAAATATAGAATATCCTATTAGCTTCCCGGTAATCTGGATATCCAATGTCTATGCTAGACCACTGCAAGTACATCCAATGACTACCCGTAATATAGGTGGGCGTTCCATTGTTCATGAACCAATACCCATCTTCCCGGCAGTCAAACTGACTTTCTATGTAGTCTACCCATTTGCTTTTGAATTCAGATGGTAACT